GGACCATAAGGTCCTCTGTAGCGTTACGAATAGCATAACGTGGACCAGCAAGGGTTAGAAATGACCAGTATCCAGTCATATTATCTACCCATTGCTTGTTGGCAGTACCTAATGCTCTGTTAATCCAACCAGAGCGAAATGCTGCTCGGTCAATATCTACCAAACTAGGTGCTGCCATAGTTGTATCAAAGTCAGAGGCAATTGCTCCGATGCTTGAATCGCCGGTTTCATCAAGACCAAACCTTTTACCGGCTTTTCCTGTAGCGAGAGAATTAAGTTTTTGACCTGCTTCTGTAAGGTTTAACCCGCGAATCTCAGCGATGTTGCCCCATAGTCCAGCAAACATTTCTTTACGCTTACCAACATCTGTAATAGCCTCAAATGTTTCAGAGATCATTTTGGCATCTTCTTTAGTAAATACAACTCGTGCCAAACGATAGACTTGTGTTGAAGCATCTTTTGCGGTTACATCAAATCGGTCATTCTTAAACATAGGAGCGATATTAAACTTTGCCTTGAACTTATCTAGGCGCAGGCCAAGTGATTCACTAGAAAATCGCAGTGTTGATTTAGTTCCAGAACCCTTGACGATATTGACAATCTGTTCCTGTCCGTCAATGAGTGCCTTAGATACACCATCTGTTGTTGGCAGGTCTCCAAACATACTTCCAATAAAGCTAGGCGCAGCTCTATCTATGTTAATTACTTTATCTGCTTCGGTCATAACTTTGACACGCAACTGACGTGCTGTATCAAGACGTGGAATGATAACTCGCTTGCGTCCAACAGATCCTGCTAGGACTGCTACTGCCTCTTCTGTATTCTCAAAGAATGCTTTAGCAGATGCAGCGTTAGTTATCTGGTTCTTTTGGAAAGAACGAATAACCTCAATGCCATATTCAGGTGCAAGTATCTCAAGTTCACGCTTGATGGCTGCTGCCTCTTTAGGAGAACGAGCCTGTGCCTTGGTATAGCGGTCTAGTGTTGCACCGTAGGTATCCCAGAAGGATGCTACCTTTGGATTAGCAAAGGTTTCTGCAACCTTCTTGCCACCTGTAACTGCCTCTAGTGAGTACTTACCCACAACGTAGAGTGAACGAATCTTAGAGGACACAACAAGTGGATCTACAAAGAATCTAAATAATGTATCTATGGTACCTGATGTAAGAGAATAGGCTAGTTTGTTCTTCTCAAGTGCTTCAGGAAGAATAGCGTTAGCAATTTGGCGACCTGGTGAGAACTTAGCCTTATCTACTACACCAAGGGTTTCATTAAATAGTGCTCGTTCCTTTTCAATATCTGTAACACCAGGGATAACAGTATTTTTAGGATCGGCAAGCATAATGTACTTGAGTTGTTCAGGTGTAGCAGATGCTGCAATATCAGCAAAACTTTCCTTGGACTTAATCCGCATAGCAATATCTACTGCATCTTGACCATAAAGGCCCTTAGCCTTTTCAATACGGCCTTCGTTGTATACCTTATCACCTTTATCGTTTGCTTTATCCCAAGCAAAGCCAAGTTCACCTTGTGATAATGGGATAGCAAGAGCGCGATAGGTGCGAGTAGTTGCATCGGCAACTTCACCAAAACCCTTAAATGCTAAGGTTATTGGATTGTACTTAAAAGCTGCTGATTTCCAACCTTGTTTTGGCTTTTGAACAACATCTTGTTCACCAAAAGTTTTAATCATATCTTCTTGCTGATCTACTGGCATTTTGTCAAAAGACTTTTGCGCTATATCAGGTGGAAGGCTGCTAAGTTCTTTATCCTTGCTTACCTTTTTAGAAAGAATATCAATTTGACGTTTTTGCTCTGGCGTTAAGCCAGCAGCATAGGCGGCTGCTTTTAGATTATCAGCCATTAGTTACCTCGTGATAGAGCTTCTTGGTACAAGACTGCAATTTCACCAGTGTTATCGTAGGGCAACATAGCAGCTAATGTGTCTGAAAGTTTAACTATGGACTTATTCATCATCAAAGCTTCTGTTCCAGCACCTGGACCACGGTTGATACCTGTGGTGATTGGCTCTTCTGGACGCTGTGATGGTGCAAATAGTGGAGTTACTGCTTCTTGTGCTGGCACAGATGGCGCAGATGATGCTGTTGCGCTACGTGTTGTAGCAAGTGGTGCTCCTGATTTAATAGCTGCAGTCTCGACACCTTCGCCGTAATAGGCTGAAGGTAGGTCTGTGCGCTTTGAAAATTTACCAGGACCTGAAGCACCGGCAAGTGGACCTCTAGCCATCTGTTTCCTCCTGAATTGTCTCTAGATCTTGGGCCATATTTTCCCAAGCCTGCATTGTCTTTGACTTTTGATTAGCGTGATAAACTGAAATTTCTAATATCTCTTCTGTAAACGAGTGGAATGTCGAGGCTAGATTGTGTAGCAAGCCTGCAAAGATCACTCCAAAGTCAGAGCGACGTACTGGACGAGGTATAAAGTCATCATCATTTCTCATCCAGCACGCCTCTCATTTGAATTATTACTTACTGCCCTTGCGTACTTTAACTGCAGTTCCCTTGCGGGCTGCTGCGACCATACCAAAAAATACCTTGCCGCCTGCTGGCTTTGAAGTATCCTTCTTGCCCTCTACTGGCTTAGCCATTGGAGCCTTTGCGAATGTTCCTTTTTTCATTTTACACCTCCTCCTATGCTGCGCCTGTGATGGATGCAAGTAAACCTGCAATGTCGGGACGTTGATTTGGACCAGCAGCAGGGGCCATACCGCCTTGTTCTTGTGGAGGTTGCTGCGAGGCAGGGGCGGGGGCCGCACCTGCTGCTGGAATCATTTGTTCTGCACCAGGCATTGGTGCTGGTTGTGGTTCTGGAGTAAAGACCTTCTCAATAACTGACTCTAGTGAGAGTCCCTTTTGACGGCCTTGGATAACTCCTGCAATACGACTGACAATCTGCGTTGGATCTTGACCTTGCGCTGCCAGAGCCGGAATTGCCTGAGCATACTGTGCCACAGCAAGGCGCAAAGAGTCGCGCATCTCTTCAATGTCAACACGTTGCTCCTCTTGGGTAACATTAAGTTCCATAGGAATCTCACGACGAACATAGTCACGTGATACGAGCTTGTCTGAACGCATCTGTAGTAATGCGATGATGGCACGGTTAGGATCCATACCTGACATAATGCCGTAACGTACATCTACGCCGTACTCACCCTTGATGTCACGTGATGGGATGTACTTCATTGAGTAAGGAGTACCGTCATCTACGCCGCTAATCTCCTTGGTCATTGAACCAAAGATCTTCTCATCAATCTCAAAGCAAAGAGATACTAGGTCTGTAAACAAACGAGCAAACTGTGCCTGTGCTGCACGGATCTGGGTATCAAATCCTGCTTGTAGGGCTTGTACGCCACGTCCTGTAATAACAGATGCGCTGATATCACCTGAACGAGTCTCAGGGTAGCGAGCACCCATACGAAGTTCGCGCTCTAGTACACCTGATTCAGTAAATACTCCAGGTGGAAGTTCTAGTGGTACACGACGGATGCCTTGTGGGTTAGCAGAACGCATAATCGAATCAGGACCAAGTGCCAACTCCTGCACATCTTGTGGAATAGCAATAGGTGCTTGGATGGATTTTTCTGCTGCTTGGATTTGTAATACTGCAAAGCGAGCACGTGCGAGCTGAACTGATAGAACATCATCAAACTGACCACGTGCTTCACCATCTAGGGATGAGCGCATAGCAACTGATGCTAAACACTTACCTGTTGGGTTAGGAACATTGGCAAGGATAAGGTTATCGCGCTCTGGGATAAAGATTAAGTCCTGGTCTTTGTCGTGGTAACGAACAACAGACAGGTTTGTTGAGTTCTTCAGGTATGAGTTACGTGGCAGAATCTGTGGTGCAAACTCTGGGTACTGGGCAGCAAGGGATTCAGAGTCCATTACAACTACCTGAGCCAGTGAAACTGTGCGACCAAAGCGGTCTAGCTCAGGATACACACCCCAGGGATTGAGTAAACGGATACGTGGAGAGTTAGTCTCGTAATCCATCTCAACAATTGCTGGCAACATACCGTAAGTGTTGAACCAGTCAGCACCTTGGTACATCTGAATCTGTAGATCAGATGCTGTAACAAAGTAATTAGCAATGCGGGTACGAGTATCTGCAGCTTTACGCTGTGCATCTGAAACCATATTGACTGCAGCGCAGTTAAAGGATGGCAGTGGTGCCATTACCTCTGCTAGATCTCGTGCTGCGACATCGACAAAGTTAGCCACGAGAGGTTTTGGATACTCCTCTGAGAACATAGAAGGGTAAACCTTACTGATGTCTCCTTGGCGTACCGAAAGCACATCACGCATTCTCTGGTCACGTGCGGAGTAGCGTGTTTGTAGGCGATTAACCTTTGCTACTACCTCTTTAGTTGATAACAATTGATGTCCTTACTTAGACTTTTTGGTTTTCTTGATGTAGTTCATTTCAACGATCTTTGCACGAGTAGCAGTCTTGGACTTGTCGTTGATAATGCGCTGAGCGGTTGCTTTTTCTTTTGGCATATTACGTGTAACAACTTTAACTTTATCCATACCGTAGATGCCAGTGTGCTTAGCCCACTTATCTCTATACTCAACAGTAGGCTTAACAAGTTTCTTTGCAGCCTTTGCCGCTCCACCTTTTACGGCCTTTGTATAGTCAGCCTTAGCCTTAGCGGTCTTGCCACTTTGCAGAGAAGGACTACCAATAAACTCTTGATGTGACTTTGCGTAAGGGTTTTTAATGGTGGTCTTCTTTACGGTAGGTGCTTTAGATGTTATACCTACAAATGCTTTTTTGGTTGTCTTAGCCATAGATCTTGCCGTACTTCTTTTCCAGAAGTTTCTTCATTGCAGCATCCTGCGGAGTCATACGCTCTTTTGGCTTGGTTGTAATTTTAGGCATCAATTTCTTTGCACCAGGCTTAGCACCTGTAACTTTAGGCATAGGAGTTTTAACTCCCTTTGATGGTGCACGAGAAACTGTTGGCTTCTTAGGCGCAGGCTTCTTTATCTGTGCCATTACTTCTTGCCACCTTGCTTGCGCTTAGTTGGTGTATCCAGTACAACCGCACGAGTGCGCCCAGTCTTTTCTTTAATTGATGTTAACTTAGCAGACTGTGTTCCACTCTTGCCCTTAGTTGCTGCTGTATAAACTTCACCAATTTGCTTAGCAAGATTTTTGCCTGCTAGACTTTTTACATCTCCTGGCATTACTCTTCCTACTACTTTATCTCTTTTTCTAACAGTCACTGGAAAATCTTTTCGTGCATCTGGATTTCCTGCACCTGTTACTGCACGAGCGGCAGTTGATACTGCTGTTGCAATGTCACGTGCTTCACGTGCTGTAATGTTGAAACGTTTTGCAACTTGAGCAATTGTTGAAGGCTTTGCTGGTTTTGCTGTCTTTTTCATTTGTGCCATTGTTATCTCCTTATTAGATGAATGTACGATCTTTTTCGGCGAGCAATTCATCTATGTTGATAACTGTTCGCTTGCCTACCTCGTAGCGAGATAGAAATGGATTTTTTAAGTGATGTGTCTTGTGCATACCTTGGTTGAGCATCTCACGTG